AGCCGCAATCTTGACTTCACCGGTGAGGCCGGATCGATCTGCTTTTAGCTTTATGGTGGCTGTGTATTCGCTCATTTTCCATCACGCTGATTAAGGGTGTGCACGGTGTGGTGGGCCAGAATCTTGAACCGCTGCCAGGTCTGCGGGGTCACTTCAATGCCGCTTCGCTCGATGTCAACGTCCACGGCCGCAAAATTAAACCCGAACACATGTCCGTTTTCCGAGATCGTGAACTGGCCATACACGCTCAGGTAAAGCTGAATGGCGTCCCAGTTATCCGGCATCACTTCAAACGGTTCGGGCTCTACCTCCTGGTCCAGCAGCTGCTCCAGTTCATCCTCACTGGCCCCCATCTCCCGCATTTCCTCCAGGTCGGCCTCGCTGAATCGCGGGGCCGAATCCTGGTGGTAATAATCAACGGCGGCCGCGAGCTCCTCGCTTACGAAAGTTGCCGCTTTTGAGTGTCTCCATGTACTCAACGGCGCAGGCCGACACGCAGCTGGCATCGTTCAGTACCAGGTCAATGGCATCCTGGCCTTTGATGACTTCACCTTCAGATCCGTCAACCGGGATATCACCGACGGCTTGTATGACGCGCTTACACAGCCCGGCATCATTCTCGTTTTCCACCAGGTCGGAGAATTCATCCTGGGTCAACTGGACAAAGGTGACATCCAGATCGCCCAGGGATTCATCGCCCAGGAACACGGATACTTTTTTCTTGAAGGTATTGGTTGATCGCTTTTTGAACGTGGCCATGATGGCTCTCTCCTGCATTAAGTTTATGGTTGGTCTTTCATCTTCGGCTCGGCCCGGCCAGCGGTACTGCGTCATCCACTGGCCGGGGCTGGCTCTCTTCTCACGGGGTTGTGCGTTAGCTGACGATGATGAGCTCTTCGTCGTTTCCAGCCGTGGCAGCACCGGCCAGCATGTTCAGGTTGGCTTTGATGCCCACTTTGCCGCCCAGCACTGTCGTGTAATCAGGCTGAATCAGCTGAGTGTTGGGGTTCTCAAAGCGCACGTGGTTGCCGGCGCCATCACCGGTACCGTGATCGACAACGAGTGGACCTCGGGTGCCTGCCTTGGCGGTAGTGAACCAGTCTTTGACGCCGATATCCGGCGCCAGGAAGGTGACATCACCACCGGGCTCGCGGTCATTGATATCGATGCCCTCGTAGCCAGGTACGTCGATATACTCAACCGCGTTGTTGTTGCCATACATGTGGCTGATAAGGGCCAGCGGTGTGCCATGCAGCGACGCGGTGGTGTACTCGTTGCCGACCGGTACCGGTCGCTGATAGCCGGTGAAATCAGGATTGATGACTGTCTTGGCTACCGGAGCATTCCACAAGCCTTTCAGTTTGTACTGCCAATACGGCCGTTTTTTGGCGTCGAAGTGTCGGGTGACTTCTCCGCGCACACCCGTCATCGGGTGACGGGTACCGCCTACGTTGACAAACACAGTCGCACTGTTGCCGTCGGCACTGATCAGGCTGTAACGCACATCAGTCAGCGCAGTTACCGTGGCCGCGTAACCGCAGATCTTGTGGAAGAAGCCCCACTCAGGCTCATCACCGGCTGCACCGGCGCCGCAAACGGACATCTTGAATTCCAGCGACACAAAGCTTCCCACATGGAATATCTCAGAGCTGCCCCAGGCATTCTGCGCAGTCTCATCGCGCTCGGTTTCACCGTCCAACGCTTTGAGCACCACATCAAATACCTTGAGCACATCGGCAGGCAAAGCCGGCGCTGCCAACACGCCATAGGTGTCTTCCATCTTGCCGTAGATTGTCATTTCCGCTGATCGTTGAAACATGATTGCTTACCCTCTTTGGTTGAAGAGCTGCCACGCCTGATCGCGATCAGCTTCAGTGATTGGGAATCCCAGGACAGCCTCTATCGCTGCCACCTTCGGTCCTTTGTTCTTGGTCATAATCTCGTCGTCTGCCAGATCCATCGTGGCAAGCGCGTCGAAGATGTCATCGACCAGGGCGCGCTCCACCTCGGCAGCAGTCAAACCTGGTGCGTCGGGTGAAGCGTTCTGTGACTGGCTCTCAGCCTGCCTGGGCGCAAACGGTTCCGGGTTATATGTCGCACTGCCAACAGCGTGCGTCAGGCCTTCTTCGCTGACGTAATGCACCCCAGCGGTCACCGGGCGCTCCATACCCGCGCCTTTGAGTGCCAGACTGTGCTCACGCACCTTTTCCTGTTTGGTCGGTTTGCTCATGGTCATGTCCTCGCGTAAAAATCGTTATGCTGATTCAGAGTGTTCGCTGATCAGCCTCAGCTTGGCGTAGTGCACCAGGAACCCTGCAAACATCGCCGGCTGACTGGTCAGCAGCCGCAGACCGGACTGCTCATCGGTGACAATCGTGTCAACAGTGCCGCCCAGGGTCTGATCCGCATCAAACGCCGTATCCATGGCGTCGAGCAGTTCATCAAACCCAATCTCGCTGTCTTCGTCTTCCTGGAAGGCGCGGAAGTAGTGCAACTCCCAGGTCGAAAACACCACAAAGGTGTGGCCAGCGTCGGGCGACTCTTTGCGCCGGCCAACCCGGCGAACAAACCCACCGGCAATCACGCCGCCCGTCACATAAAATTCTTTCAGCTTGCTCGTTGTCTTGCTGTACTTCTCGCGGTCGTGAAACAGGCCGGCCCCGGCAACGCTGTTGACGACTGAGGCGATCGCGGTGCGAATCTGGGCGCTGTTACTCACCTTGTGTCATCTCCTGGATGATCTGCGGGATCGCTGCCCTGAGCATTTCATCCACCTGCGCCTCGTTTGCCTGGAAGGCATCACGGAACATGAACTTGCCCTCGGTGCCATCGCGAGCGATGGTGCGGCTGATGGCAAAGGCGACACTGCGCGCTTCCTGCCCCTCCAGCCCCAGCTTGTATTCAACCCACTCCTGGAGCGGGCGGATCGGGACAAAGTGCGGTTTGGTGCCCATCTCAATCGGCACCGTGTGCGCCGCGCTGCCCACCACCAGGCCGATCACCTCACCACTGATACCGGAGGCAACCGGCGGTACCGCAGCTATCCCACCGCGCAGCCCCGATGAGCCGCCCCGGCCCTCCGGCGCCCGCTCGATCGTTTCGCGCTCCAGGAGCATCACTGCCTCGGTCATCTGACGGGTCAGGTGCCGCTCGGTGATTTCCGGCTCGCTCGCCCACAGCTGTGCAAGCTGCGGCAGATTGGTTTCGAGTAAGATCCTCATCGGTTTCGCATCCCAGTTCGACTGGGTGATCGGATCCGTGCCACTGCGCTGGCAGCACTAGTGCTGGTTGGCTTGCCAAACTTGCTCTCGTAGCGAGCACGATAATCACGAGCACGAGCAGCAAAAGTGCGACCCTTATCGTTGTGCTGTACCGAGTCGGCCTGAACACTGACGTCCGAATCGTGGCCATACAGCGCCGCCACCTGGTCACAAAGGATTGCCGCGCCCAGGCAAGCCAGCGCCTCACAATCATCTTCATCGAAAGTGAGTGGGTCGGCATGGCTTGCTGTGTAGCGAACACGCACAAGCTCACCGACACCAACAACACCAGCAAGCAAACGAAGCTCAACATCACCGTCAGGAAGGTCGTAGACATAAAAATAATCCTCAGTTACATAGCTTGGCGGGTTGCGACCAATCGGCGCTTCGATTGAAAGAATCGAGCTGCGCTTATTGGTCCACTGGGCCGGCGTTTGCAGAACCATCGCCTCGCCAACTGCCACATCCTGTGTCAGCCGGCGCGGGCGGTCCGCGTTGTAGCGATTGATGACCAGCGCCAGTGCGGTCGAGACATCTCCGGGAGAGAGTCGGTTGTCGTCGTCGCGCACCAGGCTGGTCATCAAACTCTTAAAGGCTTCCAGTTCCATCAGGTAGCTCGCGTTTAGACGTCAGCAACTACATGCTTTCGCATGTTCTGCCAGCTGCTGGCTGAGCCGCCATAGATGTGCCGGATCTTGTAGGTCACCATGTCGTTGGTGAACATGGAGCCGGCAGTGGGCGAGTCCTGGATGAACATCTCGGGCTCCTGCTTACCGTCCATGAAACCCACTTCAATGGTCGGGTGCTCGGTCGGATCACCGATCAAGGCCCAATCACTCACATCGGTCCAGTACGGTACCGGACGAATCAACGGCATCGTTGATTGGGCAAAATCCGGATCCAGGTTGGTCTCGCGGCGGAAGGCTTCAAATGCATCTTCTTCCAGGTCTGCCGGAAGCAGCAGGATGTGTGGCGTAAGACCCAATGGTTCGCCTGTGTCGTGATCGGCTTGCTTCATCATCGCCAGGCGAGCAACCAGGTATGCAGGCTTAGCAAATGCTGCAGTGCCCAGGTTGCCGTGATCGGCGTGGAACAGCGCCTTGGCATCAGACATCACTGGATTGAGACGAATGATGTCGAGCACGAACTTGTTCAGTGTGCGCTTGGCTGCAGTTGTCACAGATTGCGGGATACGCATGACGATACCGACGTCATCGTTCTTGATCATTTCAAGAGAGACGCCGACTTTGCCTCCGCGCTTGAGAGGGCTGTATTTTTCAGCCTTCTCGGTGGGATCGTCCAGGTCGACATAAGGCGCTTTCTCGGCAACCACAGGCAGGTCGCCAAAGCCACCGTACATGACGTTGTTGCGCTCGCGGAAGTCGTTGAGCGGCACGATGTCGCTGACGATCTGACGCCACAGCTCGTGTCGTGTGCTCTCACTGTACATCGCAAGCACACGTCGGTTGACCGCATCACCGAGCATGATCGGGAATGATGTGGTGTCCAGAGCCTCACGGAAACGGCAGTTACGCAGCTGCCCGGTGACGCGGGTGTCACCAGTGGCAGCCAGATAACACTCTTTCAGGCTGATCACTTCGTTATCGTTGCGATCCAGAAGCTTGTCCAGCATCTCTTCAATGCCCTTGACGCCCACAGTGCCATCACCGCCACCCAGGCCGCGCACGGTGCCAGACTCGGTGAAACTGGCCAGGTACTCGCGCTCTGCACTGATCGCTTCTTTGAACTTTTCAGTGGTCAGGGCAGGATCGGCTTCAAGCTGCTTGATCAGTTTGTCCTGCGCCTTCTCGGGCAGTTTAGAAGTGCGGATTGCTTCGCGCATGGCTGTGCGAGTTTCGAGCACTTTCAGTTCCGCGCGGGTGATCGGCGCATCATCGCCAGTCTTGGCAGGCGCCGTTACCGGCTCAGGCTTGGTGGCTTCTTTGAAGGCCGTGAACACGGCATCTTCATCATTTTCGTCCAGGCCTTGTGGCAAAGAGCCGTTGTTGGCCTTGCGGATCGCTTCGAGCATGCGCTGCTTCATGGCATCGTCCTCATCGTTGGTATTTGAGGCAACCGCCTCGATCAGATTAATAAGCTCTCCGCCAGCGCCGGCTTCGACGATCAGGTCAACGGAGTGGATTTTGGTGAAACGGGTAGCTTCCATGATGCGGCCCACACGCTTGGCGGTACCCTCGACATCAATGGAAAAGCCGAACAGGTGATTCATGTTGCGCTCTACTGCCTCGCGCAATTTGCCAGCAACCACCGCTTCGGAATCGAAGACATCAAGCACGGCCTGAATCTCGCCTTCGTCGGGCGTGGCGCCTTCAACAAACTTGGCATCACGCAGCCCGCCGATCAGGTTGCGCACATCCTTGCCTTTGCCGCCCAGGTGTTCGTCGTCTGATTTGATGAACACACGGGTGCCATTAAAAAGCGGCGCCGCTTCACGCAGCACGGCCACTGGATAGCCTTTGTCGTTGGCAGAGGTGCCAGCGCGGATCACGCGGATCAGGAACGATTTGGATTTCTCCACATCGCCCACGGCTTCAATCAGCGCCACTGATTCGCGCATGGATGCGCCAACGGGGGTGAACTCGCGCACCACTTCAGAGGGGTCGCCAATGGTGACAGTGTTGTCCTGGGCGATCGTGTAGGGATACGCGTAGAAGCGGCCGGCCAGGCGTGCGACGGCGCGATCTGGATAGATGGCCTCCAGGTCAATCCAGCATTCGGACTTGCCCAGCTGCACTTTGACTTTCTCATGCAATGCGCTGCGCACCAGTTCGATGGTGTCACGCATCTCGCTGGCCGCTTCGCGCATCGCAACTGCGCCGACTATGCCTTCAGCTGGAATATCCATTACTGTGCAGCCTTCGCTTTCGCAGCGGCTTTCTCAGCTGCCTTGGCGGCAGCGGCAGCGGCTTGCGCTTTGCGCTCATCGGGGGTGGAGTTGTACTTGCGGCCGGAGGTAGTGACGACGATGAAGCGGCCGTTGCCCAACGCGTTGAAGTCCAGGACCTCTGCTACCTCGACACCTGCGAACTTCGCAGCGGCAGCAGCTGTGGCGGCAGGCTTGTCATCGGAACCAGATGACGCAGGCTTGTTGCCGGCGTTGCTGTTGCCACCGGTTTTGGCGGTAGTCGCCTTGGACTTGGTCGCCTTATTGGGTTTGCCAGCCTTAGCAGACTTGGCGGCCTTGGCAGTGGTGGCAGCAGCTGAGTTTTCAGAAGCGCCGGTTGAGTCGACAGGCGGGGTTTGCGTGCTGGACGTCGATGTACCGGCAGATGAATCATCTGCTTTTTGGGTAGAATCGCCGTTCTTTTCTTCGTCGTTAGCCATGGGTGCAACTCTCCGAATCAAAATGATTTAAGGACAGTTGCAGCGTACTTGAGGGGGGTGGAGTAAGACTTTTAACCTAAGTTAGT